TTACTTTTTGGTGCGCCTTCCGATCAGTCCAACTGCGGCCGCCAGGGTATCGGTAGCCAGGTGCGCATACCGCTTTGTCGACTGCGCACTACGATGCCCAAGTACCGCGCCCACCTCATACAGCGTGGCGCCACTGTTGATCATTTCCGATGCCGCGCTATGCCGCAGGTCGTGAAAATGTAAATGCTCCAGCCCCAGCGCCGCAGCAGCGATGGTGAATTGCCGTTGAACCCATCGCTTTTTGATGCTGATAGGGTAATAACCCAAACAGCAAAGTAGGCGAGGGTGGATCGGGATCATGCGCCGGTCGCCATTTTTCGTGTCCTCAAGTAGGAAACATTGGCATCCAACCAGCTTGGCGGCCAGCACCTCGCTGAGACGCATTCCGCTGTAGAACGCGATTCGCACTACCGCCCGCCCTGGTCCGGGCGATATCTTGCGGGCGATCCGCAGCATTTCGGCGCGGCTCGCATAATGATGTCGCTCGTTCTTCACCGTCGGCATCTGCATGCGCTCGGCTGGGTCGCGCTCACCCATGGAGTGGAATCGGTAGCCATATCGGCATGCCGCTCGCAGATATGCCAAGCGGTTGCGGATTGTCGCTGGAGCGAGTACGCCGGCTTTCAGCTCTGCATATTCTTTGGCGACCTCGGGCAGCTCCTCGATGTTCCTCCCCATGTACGCATCCTTGAATCTATCCAGCTCATCCACGACCCCGCGCCCGTTCTTGAGCGTGGGACACTTCTCATCCATATAGACAATTACGGCTTGATCGATCGTAACGCGTGGACGTTGGATTCCGGCTTCTTCGGCATAGAGCCTGGCACATTCAGCTTTGTCGAAGTCGTCGGCTTGCTTTTTCGTCCATGCCTCTGGAAGCATTTTTGTAGCGCGGACTCGCTGTCCATTGATCTGCGCTTCGAACTCGAAACGGTAGCGCTTTTTATCTCGTAAGTATCGTATCGACATGCTGTGACGTAGGCCTTTAAATCTGCTACTGAAAATCGGGTCAGCCGTGGCCCCAGCTTGTGAACTGGAAGCGGGCCACGAGGAAAGGCGAGATTGTATATTTCGCGTTTGCTGATGCTAAGGAAGTCGGCGGCCCGCTGCGCATCAAGCAGAATCGGGGCAATAATTTCGGTCATTGTGTTCAAAGCTCCTTTTGGGTTGATGGGGCGCCGGTTACGCCATGTTCCTGGCCGCCACCTGGCAAGCCTCGTGCATCACGCCCACCTCGACGCTCGGGAGGTTGCGGAAGTACGTCCCCAGCGCCTCGCGCACCGCCAGGTACTCGCCGGTGGTCAGCGCAAGCGTCGCAGTCGGGCGCTCCGACGCCTTGCACAGCATCCCGTACGCACGCATCACCTGATCGTGGAAGCGCTTGGACTTGAGCCGCGACGCGAGGTAGCTGGCGATGATCAGGTGCGTGGTCAGGAAGTTGGCGCCCGGGTTCGTGCACACTCCGCGCCGCGCGCAGTCGAAGTGGATCAGCACCATGAGCTCGATGCTGCTGGCGTCCTCGGCGCCGACCGTCTGTTTCTTGGCCAGCAGGATCAGCGGATTTGCGTGGGTCGTCATGCTGCACCGTCCTTTCCTGCCTCGGCAACGATAGCCCGGAGTCGGATTTCAATTTCCTCAAGTGAGTATTTCCGCATAGGCCAGTTGTTGGCGATATTGTCGATGACCCCCTCCAGCAGCTTTGCGAGGTCCGGCGCTTCGGCTGCTGGCTCTGCTGCTACAGGGGCGGCGCCGAGCGGAACGAGGTCTGCCGGGACGAACCCATGCACCAGTGCCCACGAGGTGGCGCTTGCCCAATCGCCGAACCAGATTCTGGGGCTGCCATTGGCCGCGAACAATACCCATGCCACCGGCTCCGCATTCATTGCTGGACGGGGAGCGCGGCGCGCCGGCACGCCGTCCAGAAGCGGGAAGCCGTCGCGCAGTTGCTCGTTGCCGGGCTGGTTATCGTTGTTCATGGTCATCCTCATTGTTGTTGTGCGGCGCCGAACAAGGCGGCCACGAGTTCGTCACGTACGGCGTGCTTCGGAAAGGTCTTCACTGTGCGGCAGGTTTGAACTTCGCCCGCAAGCGGCGACTTGTTGCCTGGGCCGAACCAGTACAGCGCAGTGGCCACGTGCCCGCTTACAGTGCGCAGCTTCTGGCTGTGAATCTCGCCGGCCCGGTTCATACGGTACAGGTAGCCCTTGATCACCTCTGCTGGCAGGCCGAGAGCGTCGGCAATGCCCTTTGCCGGCAGCGGGCCGCGCGCCTCCAGATGGGTCATCATCTTGGCGAGATTTTTGCGGTGCTGTTCCTGGGTGAATTTGCTTGGGGAGCGCATGGCAATTCCTTCAAGTGAAACTCAAAAGCTGGTTGACCACGTTGTCCAGGTCGTCGTGCGTGTAGTTCGTCAGAATCTTGGCGAGCACCACGTTGACCACGCTGCTGTACAGGGCGTCGAACTCGTCCTGGCCCATGCTGCCGAAGCTGATCGATTTGGCCGTGAGGCGCACCTCGTCGCGCATGTTGACTGCCATTTCGTAGTGGCCGGCCAGAACGATGATGTCGTTGCGAAACTGGTCAAGGTTCTTGCCGACCACCTGTCCCTTGTACGTGGCCGCTGTCGGCTCCCAGTTGTCGAAGGCGAAGTCGAGCAGCGCGAAGAACTTGCGATGATGCTTCGGGTTGCGCTGCCGCTTGATCGTAGCCGTCACGCCCGCGCCCAACTTGAGCTTGGCGATGAAGTCCGCCGCCTGCTGGTCGGCTGGCATCAGAGCACCCCCGGCTGTTTTGGTGAGGACGATGGCAGTCATGATGCGGCCCGCAGGCTGTCGAGGTCGATGCAGGCGATTAGATGAATGGCGCAGCTACGATCCAGGCCGAACGCCTCCATCATCTGCTTGAGGACTTCTTCGTCGCTCGGCACCTCACCGTCGTTGGTGTCCTCGGCCAGCTCGGCCAGCGACAGCGCGCGCGGCGCGTCGGCGTGGGCTTTACGCATCAAGCCCTGCATTTTTTCAAGTGTCGTGCTCATGCTACTTCCTTCCTCAAGATGTTTTCGTAGCTGCTGACCAGCGCCTGGAAGCGCGCAAGCTGCACCACCATGCTGTCGATAAAAGTGTCGTTGCGCGGGATGCGGCGCACGTACAAGTCTTTGCTGACGGCGCGCAGGTCCGGCACGAACATGATGAAGTCGCACCACTTGCGCCCAGTCAGCCACATGCCGCCTTGCATCTGGTGCAAATATTCGGACACGTCACCGGTCTGGATGATGTGCAAAATCTTCGCGCTGTCGATCGGTGCCTTGATTTCGATCAGCCCATCGGCGCCCACGAGCCCGTCCGTCGAGTACCCGAAAATTCCGTCGTCGCTCAGGCAGATGCCGGCCTCGGTGACGAACACTTCGTAGAGAGCCTCGTAAGCCATGCGGGCGCGTGCTTCCATCTCGTGGCCGCGCTCAAGGACCCATGCCTTCGGCGGTTCGCCGTGCGGCGCGCCGCTCACGCGCTCGATGGCTATGTCAGCGGCGTAGCGCTCGGCGGCGGCGGTCGAGTCGCTCACCTTGCGCAGTCCGGACGAGCGCGTCATCAGACTGATGGCGTCCGCGAAGCACGAAGCAGTGATAAGCCCAGTGCGCGCCTGGTGCCACTCCGGTGTCCCTTGGGCGCATTCGATAAAGTTCATGGCTGCACCCCGCGCCCGAAGTCGGCAGCCTCCACCTCGGCGTCGGTCATCGGCTCGACGTGCTCGACCACGGCTGTCAATTCCTTGCCGCGCTTGGCCACGGCAGCCTTCACCCGGTCGTATTCCGCCTTGTCGCCGGCAGCCTGCAATTCCTTGATCGCTACCTTCCAGACGGCCGTCACCTCTTCGGTGGTGGCGCACGCTTCGGCCGCAGCGGCCCAGTCCTGCGTGATGGCATGCATCACCACCATCGGCTCGGGCTCGGCGCCCATGGCCTTGCCTTCCATTTCTTCGGCGGTCGGCTGGCTGCCGCATTCCGGAAACGCCTTGCGCAGCGCCTGTGCTTCCGCGCACTTGGCGATCTGGCCGCGCGGGCGCTTCGTCCACATAGCGTTGGGCGCGATGGATTTTTCCTTGCCGCCCTTCACGGCGTAGTTCTCTATCCAGTATTCGATGGCTGTGAACCTGGCAATCGTGCCGCCGTCCAGCATGCGCTCGACAGTGATGCGGCACCATTCCGGATACCGCACGTTCTGGCCGCCCAAGACTTCTTCGACCATTGGTCCGAACTCTGGCTCGGACATACCGGCGAACTGGCCGGTACGCGACGCCTGCGTCCGGTACAGGTTCACGCCGGGCATGATCACGTCACGCATGCCGCCCTGTTTGCCGTCCCACATTGGCACGATGTGCACCGGCTTCTGCATCGGGTCCAGCCCTGCGGCCTGGCAGTAGCCGAGCACTAAGCGGACCGAGTTGATGTTTGCGCTCGGGTAGAGCGAGTTTTGCAGGACCAGGATTACGTCGTCTTCCGTCTGCGACGCCAGGCCGGCCTGCTGTTGCACTGCGAGGTTGCTCATTCTGCATACTCCTGTTGTTGTTCGATCTGCCCGTGCTCGTCGGCTTCTGCCGCTACCAGCAGCAGGCCCAGCACGATCACGAGGACGGTGAAGAAGTCGCGGATCATGGGTTCGACTCTTTCGGAAACGTGCCCCAGCTTTCGGCACGGGCTTTTTCGGATTTCGGGCCGCGCCCATGCAGCAGGGCGAAGCGCTCAGCGCCTTCCTGTTCGTAAATGAGCTGCTCGATTGGGAGAAGCTCGCGCCCGCCGTGCAGCGCATCGAATTCGGCGTCGGTCAGTTCTTTGCTCATGGGTTCGACTCCAGTACCAGCACGGCCAGAAACAGCAGGCCGAACGCGACGGCGTTCAGGTTCAGCGCGGACGTGGCGCGGATCAGGCGGGCGGTGGTGACGAGGTGGCGGATCATGCTGCCTCCACGAACTCGCCAGCAGCATTGATCGCGTACCATGTGTCGGCCTTAATGTTCTCGCCCACGTATCCAACAGCAAAACGGGTGCGCTTGCCGTCATGCCATGGCGCAGAAACACAGCCGCCTTTAGCTGCGCGGAAGCGCCTTACGCTACCAGCGCTTGCAATCACTGCATTCATGCCGCACGCATCGATCTGGGCGCGGCCGCCGCTGCTGCCGATCTGGGCGGAGTCGCCGCTGCTGCCGATCTGGGCGTAGTGGCCGCTGCTGCCGATCTGGGCGGAGTCGCCGCTGCTGCCGATCTGGGCGGAGTGGCCGCTGCTGCCGATCTGGGCGTAGTGGCCGCTGCTGCCGATCCGGGCGGAGTCGCCGCTGCTGCCGATCTGGGCGGAGTGGCCGCTGCTGCCGATCTGGGCGTAGTGGCCGCTGCTGCCGATCTGGGCGGAGTGGCCGCTGCTGCCGATCTGGGCGTAGTGGCCGCTGCTGCCGATCTGGGCGGAGTCGCCGCTGCTGCCGATCTGGGCGGAGTCGCCGCTGCTGCCGATCTGGGCGTAGTGGCCGCTGCTGCCGATCTGGGCGGAGTCGCCGCTGCTGCCGATCTGGGCGGAGTCGCCGCTGCTGCCGATCTGGGCGTAGTTTTTCTTGGAGGTCAGCGGGTCCTTTGCATCAACATCGGCACAAATGGCAGGAATCGTAGCTAGCCACGCCTTTGCAACCATGTTTAACGCAACAGCCATGCAGCCGCTATAGACCACCGTGCCGCGTGGGAATTTGACCTTTCCATCCAGTTGCACCAGCGTCGAAGAATCGACCTCGACAACCTGCCAGCGCGCTTCATCGTAGTCCTTGATATCGGACCAATCGCCCTCGGGCCAAAGAATGCCATGCAGGCCCGCACCGCATTCCTCGGTAGGTTGCCAATCAGGACACTCAACAAGGCCAGATTCAGGCCACTGAAAGCCGCCATAGGCGCGGCCATCTTTATCGCTGGTCCGCAGTACGAGACGTGTAGCCATTTACTTCCCCTTAGTTGCGCCGGTATCCGGCTGGTTGTTGGCTGTGGTGGCAGGATTCGAACCTGCATGCTGGGCACAAGACGGCACCAGTTCCTACCAGTTTAGAAGACACCACACGGATGCCGCCTGCACCTGTCGCTAAACCCGGTCAAAACCGGTGAACAAGCAGCATCCGTGTGATCCTTCCCACTAACGCGGGGAAGATTGGCAAACAGATCAAATCGGAACAGCCTTGGCCTTCTTCACTGGCGCATCGAAGCCGTACTGAGGCGCGCGCTTGGCGAGCGGTGTATTCAAAACTCCGTGATCCAGTGACATGCTGCTCTCCCTGTTATTTGCGCCGGCATCCCGGCAAGTGGAACTCACGCCCTGGCGTATTCGCCTTGGATACTCTTTGCCGCAGGCTTACGCTGGCGCGAACTCAGCGCGCATCTTGTCTAGCCATTCCTGCAACCACTGCAAGGCCAGCGCAGAGAACTGGCTAGTCTCTGGCGTGTCACCCTTGCTGATGCCGAGGAAGAAGCGTTCCGCTGGGCGCGCGCTGTCCGGCTTGAGCGCGCTTTCGAGGTCATCCACGGCCACGCCGCGCGTGCGGGCAATCGTCCCAACCAGGCACGAGCATTCGCCCGAGTAAGTGGAGCCGTCCACACGGCCAGCCTTGAGCGCTTCGATTAGCGCAGGCACTTCACGCGGCGCCGAGCACAGGATCGCGATGATGTCGTTACGGATTGGCGACAGGTTGGCACCGCTCAGGCTGGCACCGCTCAGGTTGGCACCGCTCAGGCTGGCACCGCGCAGGTCGGCGCCGCTCAGGTCGGCGTCGCGCAGGTCGGCGTCGCGCAGGTCGGCGCCGCTCAGGTCGGCGCCGCTCTCACGAGCTGCTTTCACAGCCTGCGCCATCGTGGCGCCCTCAACTGCATGAGTGAAAATAACTTTGCCGGACCAGCGATTGCGGATTTCGATTGCCATGTGATTCTCCTGTTGGTTGTTGGTGGGCTTGCACGCCCAAAGCCACCTCGTGGGTGGCGGTGGATCGGCGGTGGTGGGTGGGATCAGGCGTACGGCGCGACCCCGGCTACGAGCATTTCGATATTCACGCCTGACTCGAACGTGGCGCCGACGAACGCAGGCACGGCCCAGGCGGCGTGATGAGGGGCGATGCGTGCGCCGCGCGGCAGGGCTGCTTGCTCGGCCTGATCGCGCAGGAAGCGGTACCGCAGCGCGTCGAGCCGGTCTTCCTCGATCTGCTCAAGCTCGGCTTCGGTGAACACGCGGGCGGCGCTCATGCCAGCACCATTGCGCGGTTGTGTGCAGCGCGGTCGGCGCGGGCGCTGGCGTTATGCTTGCTGGCCTCTTCGCTCAGGTGGGCGTCGATGGCCTCGGCGATGCTGCACACCGTGTCGGTGCCGAAGATGTCGAACAGGTCGATGGCGCTGTCAGCCGCCGTGATGCGCGTCACGGTGCAGTCGTCGGTGTCACGCTCAACGGTCACGTTCAGCTTGATGCCGCCGTGGTCGTAGCCGCTGACGGTCACGGTGCTGCTGGCTGGTGCGAGGTACTTGGCGAAGATCGGTGCGTTCATGATGGCCGCCTTACCGTGCGCACGTGGCGATAGCGTTCAACATCGGCCAGCCAAGTGCGCGGCGTATTTCCTCGCGCGTTGGCGGCGCGGCTGGTGCGGCCTGGCGCTGCTGCATCCATTTCCTGACGACTTCCTTGCGTGCGGTGGTGGCGTTCATTTGCAGCTCCATCTGGTTGCTGATTCGATGGAGTAATTATCGGACTTCCGGTATTCAATGTCAACCGGTATTCCCATATTTTTCTGAAAAAGAGCTACACTACGTCATCGGACGAATCGTCGGACGTGAAAAATCAGGGAGGGAGCATGCACAATGAGCAATTCAAGGCCGAGTTTGAGCGGCGATATGCAGTTTCAAATGGCTGCTGGGAGTGGGCGCGCGCCTGAGCTCGTGAAAGAGAAGGCAGCCCAGCTTTCAGGCTGGATATTGAGGGGCGCGTAATGCTCTCTAAACTTGTCGCGTCAGTACGCGCATTCGCCAGTAATAAATCGGGACCGAAATTGCCAACGAAAGGAGAAAAGATGCGAACAGAGATGCAAGACCGCAACAGAGCGTTGCTTCGGGAGCTTGACTCGGCCCTAGCAGACTGGTTGAAGGTGTTAGAGCTGCCGCAATTTGCAGACCAAACGAAACGAGAAGAAGCGGCGCGCCTGCTGAGTACTGTGCTGACGGAGCGGCTTCTCTTTCGTACTCTGCCGCCCCCGGCTTCCAAGGATCGTTGAGTTTATCGGAAATGCTGCGGCGACTTGAGAATAGCAGTGACCAGCAAAACCACGAGCTGGCTACAAAACCAAAGGTCGCGGCAGCAATACCCAACATCGTTTGAACCGGCATCTATTCTCCTATTCCCGCGCCAACATGGGCGGGGTTATTCTTTGGTAACGAAGATGGCAACTGCGTTGCCGGTCTTGTCGTTTGAGCCGTAGGGGACGGCAATGCCAGCCGCGCCCGCTGCACCAGGCATGAAAACAAAGCCGTTCTGCTGCTGATTGCCGGTCGCATTTAAGAGGATGCCATTCGCGCCATGCTTGGCGGCCTCGGTTTTTAGATTTGCCATAACCGCATCCATTTTCCCCTGCTCAGAAAAAGCGAAAGATGACTTGCTCGACGTTTCCAGTAAGGCGATTTGCTCAAACTCCGCAGGTGGCTTTACATAGAGCTTGACCGCATCTGGCGTGGTCGGCGGGCGCACCTTCCCGACGATTACTGATGATGTCGCGCACCCGGTGAGCACAAGCGCAGCCGCTACAGCGAAGATTTTTTTCATTTCCACTCTCAATATCGGCAAAATGGCGTGCCGTTGCGCCTAAATTCGGAGGGACTCCCTGAGCACGACCCGGCCGACGATGATGCATGCTTCGCCCCGGCAGATTTTCCGGCGGTATTTGCGTTGGTCAACATTGTCGGAGGTAAGCCACCAGTCCCCGGCGTCGCGTGACAAGCGCTTTACAACAGCCTCGCCCTCGTAATTCACCGCGAATACAGCACCATCCACAGGTCGCTTGTCTGCTGTATCTATGACCACGATGTCACCATCGTAAAGAGCTGGCTCCATGCTTTCACCCTGAACTGGAATTGCGACAAGTTTTTCGGGCGTCAGCCTCTTTTGCATAATTACGCGCTTGCGTATGCCGAACGTCCCGCCGTCACGCTGGTCTACCTCCGTCTGGAACCCAGTAACGCCCGCCTGAAGGCGCAACGCCACCATCGGTATTTGGACGTGGCCGTCGTCGTCAGGCCCTGCCGCATGCACGCCCACTGCGCCCGGCAGTAGCTCGCATGCAGATACAGCGTCAGTGCCGCCATCGCGCGCACCTTTACCAGTTTCAAGCCACAGAGCGTTAACGCCAAGTACTTGAGCAATCTGGGCCAGGTACGTGGTGCCGGTGGACTTCCCCACCTCGAGGTCTGAAATGGTGCTTTGTTTCAGCCCGACCCTCTCCGCCAGCTCGATCTGGGACAACTTTGCTTCTTTGCGAAGCTGCTTAATTCGGGTTCCTATGGACATACCGGTATTTTCCGATCAAAAGACAACGGAAAACCGGTTGACAAAAAATACCGGAGTTCCCATAATTTGAGCTATGAACATTCCATACACCATCTCAGGTTTGCGCCGCATCGGCTTGACGCAAACGCAAATTGGCGGCGCCATTGGCCGAAAGCAGACCTCCGTAAGCGACATGGAGGCTGGCAAGGCGGGCGTCATCCGTCCAACCGAAAGCGTGGTGCGTGGCTTGGAAAAGCTGGCCGCCAAGCACGGGGTGCCTACCGCACCCCCCCCCGCGCCGCCACCCTGATCCACCGCAACAGAAGCATCCCACTGAAGTCCCAACTGACCACCACAAGGAACCACCCCATGAAAAGCAATCCGAACGCTCGCAACATCTGCATCGAAATCCTCTTGAACGGCTCCGAGCGCAGCACGCTCGACGGCCTTCGCGGTGGACTGGGCGCAAGCCCGTTCTTCCGTCACCTGCTTCACACCGAAGCGCGCACGCATGGTACGCCGCCAGCGCCGCCGAAGGAATCCCGACATTGCCGGGGTGCCGGACGCCCAGCCAGTCGCGCATCGGTCGGCCGCGCGATGGTTCGGAGGCAGGTTTAAGGGATTCAGGTTGCGGCACGAGCCAGCGCAAACCGCAAGCTAATAACGAAGGAGCAACACAATGAAAACGCACATGAACAAACCCGCCCTCGACCGCAAAGCCGGGGGTGAATCGTGAATATTTACGACTTGATCGAATTTCAACTGGCCGATGTCAAGTACAAAGAGGACAAGGCGCTCCCGCGCGCTGTCACAGTCGGCCACATCACCCCGGAGCAGGCGGCTCGCAAGATAGCCTGCGCCAAGGCCATCCTCACCACCCTGGAGAAGGTCCGCGACCTCAGCAAAAATCCGGGGGGCGCTCATGGCTGACCAAATCTTCTCCCGCGAAGCTATGCGCGCACGCGGTGCCCGCGCCTACGCCGACAACAAGGCGATCACCGACCACGGCATGAACCATGGCACCGCTGCGATTGCGGACTGGCAAGCGGGCTGGCTGGCCGCCTGGCAGCCGCTTGAATTCCATCATGCCCCAGCCAGCACCCAGCGCATTGATGCGCGTCAGGTGGGTGTGTGAATTACTACTCCCACCACATCGGCGACTACACCACCGACACAGCGCACCTGTCGCTGCTGGAGGATGGTGCATACCGTCGCCTGATGGACCGCTACTACACCACCGAAGCGCCGCTGCCTGCTGATGAAGCAGCGCTGTTTCGTGTGGTCCGTGCGCGCGCGCCAGATGAGCAGGAAGCCGTACGCGTCGTCCTGGCCGAGTTCTTCGACCTGACCGACGCAGGCTGGACGCACAAGCGCTGCGACGCCGAGATCAGTGCGTTCAAGGCCAAGAGCGGCAAGGCAGCGGAGGCGGCGAACAAGCGCTGGAGTAAGCCGGTGGATGCGAGCGCATTGCCTGTTGCAGATGCCAACGCAATGCCAACGCAATGCGAACGCATAGCGGACGCAATGCCAACCAATAACCAAGAACCAATAACCAAGAACCAAGAACCAGGTAAGTCAAAAGCAAAGGCCGCGCCGAAAGCGCGCAAGCCCGCGAAGACGTTCATGCCCGATGACTTTGCCATCTCCCCTGCGGTGCAAGCCTGGGCCTCAGCCAAAGGCCATGCCGACCTGCAAGCGCACTTCGAATCGTTCGTCCGGAAGGCCAAGGCCAACGGCTACACGTACGTGGACTGGGATCAAGCCCTGCAAAACGCTGTCATTGACGACTGGGCGAAGCTGCGAACGCCGACCGCCCGCGCTGGCCCGGCCGCCATGCCCGCCAAGTTCGACCCCGTCGCCTACGTGAACCGCAACCGGATACCGCCATGACTACATTGACCCTCGTGCAAGACCTGCCAGCATCATCCCTGACTCGCCCGTACTCGCAGTGGTTCGACATCGTGCCGGCGCTGGGAATCAACTTCGTTGACCACCTGTTCAACCGTCTGGACGGCGCCTACCCGCACAAGTGGCGTTCGAACTTTGCCAACCAACAGGCCATCGACAACTGGGCCGAGAGCTGGGTCGAGGCGTTCGAGGAGGAGCACATCACGCCCGCCGACGTCAAGATCGGGCTGCGCGAGTGCCGCAATCGCTTCACCTGGCCGCCGAGCTGCGCTGAGTTCATCCTCGCGTGCCGCCCGAGCGCTGACCCGCTGATCGCCTACCACGAAGCGCTGGCCGGCCTGGAAGCGCGCGGCAAGGGCGAGATGGGCGCGTGGTCGCACCCGGCGATCTACTGGGCGGCGAGCCTGCTGCGCGCCGACCTGATGGGCCAGACCTACGCCGTCGTCAAAGACCGCTGGGCCGCGTTGCTCAAGTCGCAGATGGAGCGCGGCGAGTGGGCGCCGATCCCGGCCGCGCGCGTGCTGCTGCCGATGCCTGACGTGTCGCCAGCCGCCAAGGCGCACGCCACGAAGATACTGGCCGACCTGGGCGCTACCGGGGTCATCAAGGGGCGCGGCGACGATCCGAAGGCCTGGGCGAAACGCATCCACGAGCGCCTGGCGCGCGGCGACAAAACCCTGTCCAGCCTGCAAATCAGCTTCGCCAAGACGGCGATGGGCGCTCACCTGACTGGAGCAACAGCATGAGAACCGCCACCAACCACGCCGGATACGCTGTCGAGCGCCACGATGGCCCAATCGTCGGCTGGACCGCGATCAGCGACACCTTCACCACGCACGAGCTGGCGCAGCAGCACCTTGAGACTATCCCGCGCACGCCTGGCGCTGAGTACCGCGTTTATGTGGCGCTGGGAGCGAAGGCATGAAACGAACCGCGCTTCTTCGCTGCCCGCCCGCTGCTGATTACGCCAGCGTGCAGGTAAAGCGCGCCAAGCCGAAGCTCAAGAAGGAGCCGAAGCCGCGCGCACGCATGAAGCGCAGCCGGCCGACAATGACGCCAATCCGCAAGTCGGCCCGCGACCAGTCGTGCACGATCTGCCTGCCGGGCATCTGCAACCGCGATCCTGAAACAACGGTGCTTTGCCACAGCAACTATCTCGCGGACGGCAAGGGGATGGGCCTGAAAGCGCCAGACACGGCAGCGGCTTACGGTTGCAGTGCGTGCCATGACGTGCTGGACGGGCGCCGCCCCCGTCCACGCGGCATGACAGCCGAAGCCGTAGAGGCGGCGTTCCGGTCGGCGGTCAAGCGGACGCACGTGCTCCTGCGCGCGGGAGGCATGCTATGAGCTTCGCACGAAAAGCCGACGCCAATCAGCCCGAGATCGTCCAGGCGCTGCGCAAGGCAGGCTGCACCGTCCAGCACCTGCACGCAGTCGGCATGGGCTGCCCGGACCTGCTGTGCGCGGTCAACGGCCATGTGTTCTTGATCGAGGTCAAGGACGGCGCGAAGCCGCCAAGCAAGCAGCAGCTGACGCCCGACCAAGAGAAATGGCGCGCCGGCTGGAAGGCGGCCGTGCACGTCGTGAATTCGGTCGAAGCCGCATTGGCTGTCGTGGCCCATTACAAAACCATTCCCGCGCCACACAAGGAGACCCTCCATGCTGATCGCCACACTTGACGGGGCCAACTTTACGGCCATCGAGAGCCCAAACGACCCGCGCGCCGAGGACCAGTGCAAGGGCTGCATGTTCGATAAGCAGCGCACGGCTGTCTGCAAAGAGGCGTGTGCCCGCGCCCAGCTCGCCGGCCTGCCGGATTGCGAGAGCATGTTTCCTACTGGCCGCAGCTTCATCTACATCGCCAGCAAGCAAGACCCGAGGCAGTTGCAGCTTCCGGCCACCACCAACCCTGCACCTCAAGGAGCACAGCCATGCTGAACGAAATCGAAGTCCTCACCGCCGTCGCCCTGACCATCTTCTTCGGCATCGTCATCGGCGGCCTGGTGTTGTCGCTTGCCGCTATCGTTGGCGCGCGGATGGAAAGCGCGGCGCGGCGCGAATATGAACGGAGCCGCCTGTGAGCGCACGGCCCACGATCACGCTGCAATGGGGCGGCAAGGCTGACCCGGTGCCGGATGCCGGGTACGTGCTGGCCGGGCCGACCGTTCCCGCTCCAACGGGAACCGAGCCAGCGCCCGCGTATGCCGACCGCGAGATCGGCCTGCGCCTTGAGAACTGGTCACGCTGGGTGAATTCGTCGGAGGGCGGAGGCGGCGCGGCGTGCGTCACCGGCGCGATCTGCGACAAGCTGCGCAAGGAGGCCGAGGGCAGCCCGCCCAGCCGGCAGTGGCGCCACGCCATCGACAGCGTGGACGCGGCACGCATCGAGGTCGGCATGCGCGCACTGAGCGACTTCGACCGTCTGCTGCTCGACTGGTGCTACATCGAGATGGCGCCGCCAGACCTGATCATGCGCAAGATGAGCATCCCCAAGACCGACTTCGTGCTGCGCGTCCGCGCTGCGCAGGCGGCTATCGAAGAATTGGCGCAGCAATAAAGCGTAAGGAGCATCTTTTCAGCAATTAAATGCCACAATTCATTGACACTGCGCAAGAAACCTCTACAATTACGCATACAACTTAATTCCGTCGAGCTTGACGAGGCCGGTTCCCAGCTTGGGAGCCGAGTCACGCCCGGAACATTTATCAGCCCCGCCCCGAAAGGTCAGCGGGCTTTTTTATTGCCCATTCGCATCGTGAGGCCATCATGGTATTCAGCCGCAACTCGTTTCTGGCTCGACTGGAGCGCAGCTATGCCGGATGGCGCCGCGTCTACCCGCCGCGCGCAGCCTTCCGCGCTGCATGGGCGCTCACCGACTGGCGGCTGCCATGACGCAGACCACAAAACCACCGAAGCACCTCACGCGCGAGTATCTGGAGCGCCGGGTGCACGCAGAAGACCCGCCGCCGTCGCTTGAGGAAATCAGGCGACTGCTCGGGTGGCACCTGATCCCGAACAACGGGCCGGTGCCGGAGGTGAGCGATTAACCAACACAGAGTAGCAAGTCACGACACGCTTAAATCGGCAGATGCCGGGCCGCAAGGTGCGAGTCCAGACCTTTAATTACAGGGCGGCCTTCGGGTCGCCCTTTTCGTTTCAACGCGCAGATAGGGTTGCAACCCGAAGAGCAGCTCGTCCCTGCTTCTGCGCACCCATTTCAACGACGACCACTGACGAAGGAAAAGCCATGCAAAACTTCACCTCGACCGGGCTGATTGCGGTAACTGATAACCGCTTGACGACCAATTCGCACTTGGTGGCAGCAGAGTTCAGCAAGTCGCACGCGCACATTTTGCGGGACGTTCGACGCCTCAAGGCCAACTGCCCGGCAGACTGGTTTGAATCCAATTTTGGATTCCGCTTTGAAATCAGTGACTTGCAGAATGGCAGCCACTGCGAGTGTGCGATATGACAAAGGATGGCTTCATGCTACTGGTCATGGGATTCAGTGGCAAGAAAGCGCTGACGAAGAAGATCGAATTTATTGCCGCATTCAACGCCATGGCCGAGCACATCGCCAGCGGCGAGCGCAACCTGTGGCAGAAGATGCAGGCGCTGATCGCCAAAGAGGTAGCCTCCGAAGTGCGCGCCTCGTTCGGTTCGCGCCTGATGCTGACCCGCAAGCGTGAACTGCCAGCGCTGCGCGACGAACGCCACCTGCTGGAAGATGCGATCCAGCCTTCGCTATTGAACTGATCGACCTGCCCATGCCCGCTGCCACTGAGCAAGATGCCAACGATCCTCAACGCCATGACCGGGCTGAGCATCTCCGAATCGTCCGCTGTGCATGAGAGCAGTGTGATTTACCTCAATAAGTTAATCGAAATGGAAAAAGCAGGGACACTTTATTTGGTCGGCCTCGCGGCTGCGATGAAGAAAGTTCGGCTGATCCGCAATTAGGGCGACACCATGGCACGACCATCCCTATTCACGCAGGAGACTGCTGACGCTATCTGCGAGCGTATGAGCGAAGGCGAGAGCTTGCGTGCCATTTGCCGCGATGACGAGATGCCGAACAAGGCGACCGTGTTCCGATGGTTGGCTGCCAACGCCGCATTTAGCGACCAATACGCCCGCGCACGCGAGGCTCAGGCCGACTGCATGGCCGACGAGATCATCGAGATTGCCGACGACGGCCTGAACGACACGTACGAAGACGACGATGGCAACAAGCGCACCGATCAGGATGTGATTGCCCGCTCCCGGCTGCGTGTGGACGCCCGCAAGTGGCTTGCATCGAAGATGGCGCCCAAGAAGTACGGCGACAAAATAACCCAGGAACACACCGGCTCGCTGCGTGTGGTTGCCGCAACCGAGTACACCGATGACCAACTCGCCGCTATCGCCGCAGGGAGCAGCGGCTGAACTGCTGGCCCGACGCAAGGCGCGCGGTGACCTGCTGGAGTTCGCTGCCTACACGAACCCATCGTATGAGCCTGCACCGCACCACAGCCTGATTGCGGCCGCCTTGGAGCGCGTCATGCGCGGCGAAGTCAAGCGCCTGATCATCTGCATGCCGCCCCGCCACGGCAAGTCTGAGTTGGCGTCGCGCCGGTTCCCATCGTTCTACATGGGCCACCACGCCGACAAGCAGATTATCGCGGCCAGCTACAGCAGCGATCTGGCGACCGACTTCGGGCGCGAGGTGCGCAACATCGTGGACAGCCCCGAGTTCGGCGCGCTGTTCGACGTGAAGCTGGCCCAGGACTCCAAGGCAGCGAACCGCTGGCACACCAGCTCAGGCGGGATGTATGTCGCCGCTGGCGTTGGCACGGCCATCACCGGGCGCGGCGCCGATGTGCTGTTGATTGACGATCCATTCAAGGACCGCCAAGAAGCTGACAGCGAATTGCAGCGTCAGCGCGTATGGGACTGGTACACATCGACCGCGTACACCCGTCTGATGCCCGGCGGCGCGATCATCGTCATCAACACCCGTTGGCACGACGATGACCTGTCGGGGCGCCTGCTGGCCGCGCAAGAGGACGGCGGCGATAAGTGGGAGGTGCTGAGCCTGCCCGCCATCGACGGCGAAGGTAAGGCGCTGTGGCCCGCTTGGTATCCACTGGAGCGGCTTGAGCAGATTAGAGGCGTGCTTCCCGCGCGAGATTGGAACAGCTTGTACCAGCAAAACCCTATCCCCGACGACGGCGACTACTTCAAGTCGGACTGGTTCGGGGAATACACCGAGCTGCCGAAGCTGAACGTGTACGGCGCGAGCGATTACGCCGTGACCGATGGCGGCGGCGACTTCACCGAGCACGGCATCTTCGGGCTCGACCAGAACAGCAACATTTACGTCCTCGACTGGTGGTTCGGGCAGACCGACTCGGCCAAGTGGATCGAGAGCAAGTGCGACTTGATCCTCAAGCACAAGCCGGCATGCTGGTTTGGCGAGTCGGGGGTGATCCGTCGCAGCGTGGAACCGTTCCTGGTCAAGCGCATGGGCGAGCGCCAGGCGTTCTGCCGCATCGAGTGGATGGCATCGATTGCTGACAAGTCCGCGCGCGCACGCGGCATTCAAGCCCGGGCAAGCATGGGCAAGGTCTTCTTCCCCAAGAAAGCTGACTGGCTTGGGCACGTCAAGAATCAATTGCTGCGCTTCCCGGCTGGTACGCACGACGACGCCGTCGATGTGTTCAGCCTGATCGGGCGCGGCCTGGAACACATCAACACGGCGCAGCGGCAAGCCCCGCGCGCTGCCGCACATGCTGGATGGATGGGATAACCCGAATGGCCGACAAGACCGACAAAAGCACCAGCAAGAAGGATTTGCACGCCGAAGGGCTGGAAATCTACAAGATTGCAGTGGAGCGCGACAACGACAACCGCGTGAGCTACGAGGCTGACATCAAGTTCGCGCGCCTGGGCGAGCAGTGGCCCGAAGAAGTGCGCCGCCAGCGTGAACAGGAAGGCCGGCCGTGCCTGACCGTCAATCGGATGCCGGCGTTCATCCGCCAGGTGACCAACGACGCGCGTCAGAACAAGCCGAGCATCAAGTTCCACGCTGTGGGCGATGGCGCCGATGAATGGACCGCCAAGGTGCTAGACGGCCTGGCGCGTAACATCGAGTACAGCAGCAACGCCGACGTGGCCTATGACACCGCGCTCGACAACGCGGTATCGGGTGGCTTCGGCTACTTCCGCATCACGACCGAGTACGCCGGCGACGACGTGTTCGACCAGGACATCCGCATCGAGCGCGTGGCAAACAGCCTGTCCGTGGTGCCCGACGCCTACTGCATGGACGCCGATTCTGCGAACTGGGACAACGCGTTTGTCGAGGACAGCTACAGCCTGGACGCATTCAAAGCCAAGTGGCCCAAGGCCGAAACCGACAGCTTTGAGGGTGACGGCAAGGACGTTGCGGAAGGCTGGTGGGATGGCAAGGAAGTGCGCATTGCCGAGTGGTGGACGCGCCGCGAGGTGCCGGCTGTCCTGCTCAAGCTGAGCAACGGCATGTGCATGCACCAGGAGGAATTCGACGCAGCCGCCGAGCTGTTCGAAGTCTCGGGCATCACCATCGCGGAGCAGCGCCCGACGAAGACCATGAAGGTCACGCAGCACATCATGAACGGCTGCGAGATCATCGAAACGAACGAGTGGGCAGGCAAGTTCATCCCCATTGTGCCGGTCTACGGCGACGAGGTGATCATCGAGGGTAAGCGTCACCTGCTGTCGCTGATCCACTTCGCCAAAGACCCGCAGGTCATGATGAACTACTGGCGCACGGTGTCAACCGAGCTGGTGGCCATGGCTCCGAAGGCGCCGTACATCGGCCCGGTCGGCAGCTTCAACACGGACCCGAACTGGCAGACGGCAAACACCGTTTCCCATCCGTACTTGGAATATGACGCGACCAACGGCGGCCCTCCACAGCGTCAGTTCTTCGATGGCCCGCCCGCTGGCGCGCTGCAAGAGGCGATGAACGCCAGCGAGGACATGAAGGCCACCATGGGCCTGTTCGATGCGTCCCTGGGCGCCAAGTCGAATGAGTCGAGCGGCCGCGCAATCCTGGCGCGCCAACGTGAGGGCGATGTGTCCACGTTCCACTTCTCGGACAACCTGTCGCGCGCTATCCGCCATACCGGTCGCATCATCTCGGACCTGATCCCGAAGGTGTACAGCTCGGCGCGCATCATCCGCACCATCCGCGAGGACGGCAGCAACCAGAACGTGGCAGTCAACCAGCCGACGCAGCCGACGCCCGAGGAACAGAAGGCGCAGCAAGAGCAAGACGTGGGTATCCAGCGCATCTATGACCTGACCACCGGCAAGTACGACGTTACTTGCGAGTCTGGCCCGAGCTACACCACCAAGCGCGAGGAAGCGGCGGCTCAAATGACTGAGTTCATGCGCGCGGTGCCGCAAGCTGGCGGCCTGATTGGTGACCTGCTGGCGAAGAACTTGGATTGGCCGGGCGCGGACGAGATTGCCGACCGCCTCAAGCTGATGTTGCCGCCGCAAGCCCAAGGCAAGAACCCGGCGCTCGAGCAGGCGCAGCAGCAAATACAGCAAATGCAACAGGCCTTGCAGCAGGCACAGCAGCAGCTTGCCGACGCGACGCACGACAAGCAGGTGGATGCCGACAAGCTCCAGATCGACGCGTACAAGGCCGAAACGGACCGCCTCAAGGTGATGGCGCCAGGCTTTGGCCCGAACGAGGTGCAGGCAGTCGTGATGCAAACGATCCAGCAGGTCCTGTCGTCGCCGGACGTGCTGCCAGGCCCGCCACCGCAGCAGATGCCGATGCAGCAGGCCATGCCTGAGCAGCCGCAGCAAGCGCCGCCCGAGCAAATGATGCAGCCCGAACAACCGCAACCGCCCGATGGCGGTTTTTTTACACCTGAAGGATTCCAGCAATGACCATTTCCATCCCTGCCGCGACCATCTCGCAGCCGGTAGCCGCCGGCCGTGGCTCGATTGTGACCGTATCGCCTGACTCGGGCGCATCGGCTGTTGTCGAGTACACCATCGCTGACCCTGCCGCTGTCGCAAATGGCGTCGCCAAGTGGGCGCCCTGGAGCAAGGGCACGGTGGGTAAGCCGGTCAGTGACCTCTTGGGCGACAACGTGTTTATTCGCGTTACTGCGGTTGGCGGCGCGGCTTTGCTGGACATCGACACACACCCATCGGCGGCAACACTGAACGCCTATCGCCCCGGCTGGGTTGGCCCTGACGCATGGGCCGCCATCGGGCGCAACGAGGCGCTGTCGCGCTTCTGGGGCTGTTCCGGGCAGAACGGTTTGCTGCAAACAGCAGGGCAATCATCTCTGAACTTCACCACGTCCATCAAGATGGAAATGGAGGCGCCGTTCTACGCAGTTCGACTGCTGCGCGTCAATCGGTCCGGCCTGAATTCTCTCGACGCGCAGAAGGCCGTTGTCGGCGTCACCGGCTCCAACGCCACCGACGCATCGTATGGCCTGACTGCCGCGCAGAATATCGCAGTCCCGGTCATCAACGGCGTCGCTTACGCGCAGCTTGCGCCGGCCGGCACTGCAAACGGCTTCCAGCCTGCAATCTGGCCCGGCCGCGAGGTTGTGAGCCTGGTGAATTCGACCACTACCGCAACGCTGACCACAAGGGTGCCGCATGGGCTCATCACTGGCGCTACGGTCACGGTCCGCAACGCCGATCTGCCGGCCTACAACGTGACGAATACCGCCGTCACCGTAACCAGCACAACTGTGTTCACCTACACCATGGGCGCCGATCCTGGCGCGGCCGCAACGGCAGTCGGTAGCTACACGGCCAGCCAGACCGGCACGCTGCGCCCAAGCGCAGACCAGACATATGCGCTGTCCGAGAAAACGTATATCAAGAGCGTGCCGCGCATCGACGGTAGCGGCCGACCCCTGCTGCTGATCCGCATGCACTGCAACGGCACGGTGTACCCGTTCCCGTTTCATACGATGTCGATCCTGACGCGCACGCCGACCGCTGCACTGCGCGGCCGCACCATCCAGATGGGCTCCATCCTCAACGATTCCGTGGGCTCGCTGGGCAATAACTTGGGCCTGGCTGGCGAACTGCTGGACGTGTACCCGGTTGTGTCGTACTCGGTGCCAGTGGTCAGCATTTGGCATTGCGGCGATTCGACGGTGCAAGCAGATGCGCTGGTCACGGACAAGATTTCGACCTGGATGTATCGCGCCTGCCTGACGCTCTCGACGCCGCAGAAGCCCATCGCTTTCGCAAACTTCGGCGCGTCATCGCAAAACTCGACAACCTATTTGAACCAGGTCAAGGCCGTGCTGGCTGCCGGCGTACCGCCACCGTCAATGCTGATTTTGGAGGTCGATTCACCTAATGATGGCGTCGTAACTGCTGCGACCAACACCACCGCGCTTGGCATCGCAGAAGAAGCCATGAGTGTGTGCAAAAAGTATGGCATTCCCGAACTGGTACTGCACCCGCGCATGCCGTGGAACACGCTGAACGCTGCCGAGTACGCTCTGAAAGCAGCCCAAGACGCCGATTTGGCAAGGCTGGCCGCTGCCTACGGCATTCGCTGGATGTCGCTGCCTGGCCTGGGCGATGGCGCCATTCCGGAGCGCTGGAAGCCAGAGTTGACGGCAGACGGCTTACATGAAAACGAAACCTGCATTGAAGCGCCGTTGGCTGGGACCGGCGTCGCCTTCCTGTCAAACCTGCTTCGCCTGTAATCAACCTGCCGCCCACGCGCGGCATTCCCTGCTGCCTCATGGTGGCGCACTCTTGGAGTACACATGGATGACCTGGAACAACCTGTCACGCAGGATTCCGCAGAAGTAGTAGAGCCTGCGGAGCACGACGAGACGCAGCAAGAGCTTGATGCTGATAGCCCCGATCTCGATACGCCTGAAGAAGACGACGAGGAAGTCGAGGTTGGCGGCCGCAAGTTCGCCCTGCCGAAAAGCGCAGCCGAAACGCTGGCAAAAGAACGCCTCATGCAGGCGGACTACACGCGTAAGACGCAGGAAGTAGCAGAAACCCGCAAGCAGATCGAAGCACGCGCCGCCCAGGTGGAAAGCCAGGCGCGCGAGCATCAGCAGTACATCGGTGAGATTGCGAAAGTGCAGTCCATCGATGAGCGCCTGACGCAGTTCGCCCAGCTCGACTGGGACGCCGCCATCGACAACGATCCGGTGCAGGCAATGAAGTGGCAACAAGAACACCGCGCGCTGCAACTGGCGCGCGACCAAGCAGTGAGCGCAATTACGCAAAAGCAGCAACAATTTGCACTGAATGAGCAGCAGGTAACTGCCAAGCAAGTCCAGGACGCGAGTGCCTACTTTCAGCGTGAAATCCCCGGCTGGACCGCAGAACGGGACAACCAAGTGGCGAAATTCGCAGTCGATGAAGGCATCCCGGCTCAAGCGCTGGCCGCCGTCATCCTCAAGCACCCGCAGTTCGCGAAGATCATCCACAAGGCCGAGCTGTACGCCCAGATGGAAAAGAAGCAGACCGCCAAACCCAAGACGCCGACCCCGCCGCCTGCCCCGGTCACCCGCGTAAGCTCCTCGCGCGCCACAGCGGCAAAGGACCCGGACAAGCTCAGCCCGGAAGAATGGCAGAAGCAGTTCTATGCCGACCGCAGCAAACGCCGATAACCCTCGCAAACCCAATGAAGCCCGCCACCTGAGCGGGCTTTGTCATTTCTGGAGCAATAAAACTCATGGCAAATAGCATTCTCACCCCAACCGCAGTGACCCGCGCAGCCCTGGCGATTCTGCACCAAAAGCTGAATTTCATCGGCTCGATCAACCGTCAATACGACGACAGTTTCGCCAAGGACGGCGCCAAGATCGGCGACAGCCTGAAAATTCGCCTGCCGAACGAATACACCGTTCGCAGCGGCATGAACATGGCCGCGCAGGACACCGTCGAGCAGAGCACCACCCTGCAAGTCTCGACCGTCAAGGGCGTTGACTTGAATTTCTCGTCGCTCGACCTGACCCTGAGCATCCAAGACTTCACCGACCGCATCATCGAGCCGGCAATGTCCGTTCTGGCCGCGACCATCGAGGCTGACGCCTTCAACATGGCGCTCGACGTGTACCAGGTGGTCAACAACGTCGGCAACGCCCTGACGTTCAACAAGGCACTCGGCGCGCGCAAAGCGCTGGTCGATGCGCTGACGCCTGGCGACAAACGCACGCTGATCCTGAACACCCAGGACAACATGGATTTCGTGGATGGCGTCAAGGGGCTGTTCCAAGATTCGACCCAGGTGGCGAAGCAGTACCGCGAAGGTAAAGTTGGCACCACTGCTGGCTTTGGCGACATCTACGAAAACACCCTGATGCCGTCGCAACTGACCGGCACGGCCGCTGCCACTACCGGCTACACCGTCAACGGCGCCGGACAGACCGGCGCGGGCATCGTTGTGCAGACTGGCACGGCCACCTTCAAGAAGGGCGACGTCATCACCTTCGTCGGCACCAACCGCGTTCACCCGGAAACCAAGCTGGACACCGGCGCGCTGCAACAGTTCGTCGTCACTGCCGACTACGCCGGCGGCGCAGGCACGTTGCTGATCTCGCCGACCATCGTTACCAGTGGTGGCCGCCAGAACGTCACCGCCTCGCCAACCAACGGCGGCGCAGTGGTCAAGATCGGCGCTGCGTCGGGCATCTACCGCCCATCGCTGGCGTTCCACAAGGACGCGTTCACCTTCGCCACTGCCGATCTGGTGCAGCCGAAGGGTGTTGACTTCGCCGCGCGCGAAGTGATGGACGGCATCTCGATGTCGATGGTCCGTGCGTTCCAGATCAGCGACCGCAGCTTCCCATGCCGCCTGGACGTGCTGTACGGCTACAAGACCCTGCGTCCGCAGTCGGCCGTTCGCATCCTGTCGAACTAACCATAGCGCCCCGGCTTCGGCTGGGGCGTTTCCACATCTGGGAGCACGCATGCACATCGAATACCCGAAGGCGCTCTACCGCAAGGGCGAATGCACAACCGTCAACGACGAGGACGGCGAGGTTGACGCGCGCGAAGACGGCTTCACCGATTGGGCGGCTGATCACGCCGCCCTGGAAGCGCCGGAGGCAGACGAAGTGCCGGCCCCAGCCAAGCGCGCCTACAACAAGAAGGTGGCTTGATGCAGCGGTACGCAAACAACTACCAGGACCGCTACGGTAACGGGATTCCTGGGGCGCTGGTCACGGTCACATCGACCGATACCGGAATGCCGGTCACGATCTATTCGGACAACGGCGTGACGCCGATCGCCGCGCTGGTGACAGATGTCCTTGGGCAGTTCGCGTTCTATGCCGCTGACGGTAACTACAACATTGCGCTGTCGAAGACCGACGTTGTGACAACATCGGTTGCCGATGTATCGATCCGGAGCGCAGTTGGTGCCATGGCGCTGTCTGCGCCCACAGGACTGAGATTGATCGGCTGCCTTCAAGCCGGCGCGGGGGCTGTAGCGACGACGCTCCAGGCTAAGCAGGCCGACAACGCTGTGACGCCGCAGGACTTCATGTCCGCCGCGCAGCGCAGCAACGTCACGGCCGGCTTGGGCACCTTGTCTGTGGTCGATGCCTTTGAGCGGGCGCTTGCGACAGGGATGCCCGTATATGTGCCATCGGCCAGCCGGAAATACCTGTTCGACCGGCAGTTGCTGGTGCCAAGCAACTCGATCATCTACGGCGACCAGGCGCAAATTGTCTTGGGCGCCAGCGTTAATCAGCACGTGATCCGCGTGGCGACGAATGCCGATAACGTCGAGATTCGCGGCTTGCGCATCGACGGCAGCAAGGCGACGAACACGGGCTCTATGGGTGTCGCTGTGGACGGCGGCTCAAGCATCCGCGTGCTGAACAACTCGATCAAGAATTGCAGCGCCGCCGGCATCTATTTCGCCGGCACCGCGCTAAGTGGCGTCTCGGCCATGGGCAATTTCGTCACTGGCTGTTTTGCCGGCGGCATCACCGCGAACGATACGCTTACCAATTTCGCCTTCAATGGCAATCACACTTGGCTGAACGGTAGCCACGGTGTCGGCATTATCGGCGTGGCGAAGCACGGCACGATTACCGGCAATGCCTGCTGGGACAACGGCCAGGGCACGCCAAACGCCGACAACATCACCGGCTACAACGTAGGCAACACAGCTGTCACCGTATCGGGCAACACCTGCAAGGGCGGCCTGAACAACGGCATCCACATGGGCGGCCAGCAGATGGTCATCGCCAATAATGTGGTCTACGACGCGACGCAATACGGCATCGTCATGGCGCCAAATACTGGCGTCGGAGATGACTGCATCGTAGCGAACAACGTGGTGTACAGCGCTGGCGTGAGCGGCATCTGGATCGAGAACTGCAACAGCGGTTCTGTCACCGGTAATGTCTCGCGCGGCAACGCGTCGCATGGCTTCGCAATCGACGGGTGCGCAAACGTCGCTTTCGGCGACAACACCGCGCGCGGCAACGGCGGCGACGGCTTCCGCAACGGCGTAGCTAGTTCCTTCCTGACATTCAACGGCTGCACGGCGCGTGCCAACACTGGCGACGGCATTGAGCTTGGCAATGTGACCGACTCTACGATCACTGGCGGCAATTTCTCCGGCAATACAGGCTGGGGCGTCAACGTGAGCGGCACCGAGGCACGCAACATCATCGACAGCAACACGGTGCGCGGCAACACCGCCGGCCAGATCGCGCAGCCAGCGACCTCCACGCGCGTGTCCAACAACGAAACCGGCGTCTCGCGCACGCTCGCGTCGGCGGCCACGCTAACCCTGCCACCGGGCGGAAGCTACTTTTACATCACCGGCACGACGAGCATCACGAGCATGACGACCAGCTTTCCCGAGCGCGTTATCACGCTGCAATTCGATGACGTGCTGACAGTCACGGACGGCGGCAACCTGAACATCGCTGGGAACTTCGTCACCGCCTTCAAAAAGACCCTCACGCTGATTTACGACGGCAGCGCGTGGACTGAAATCGCCCGCAGCACCAACTAAGGACTGAGCATGAGCATTGTTGCCCCCAGCACCCCGGACGACATTACCAGCCAGGATTATTTCTGGCTGGTCGAGACGGTCAAAAACTGGCTGCACCGCAGCGACCTCGCGGCGCGCGTTCCGGATTTCATCCTCTTAACCGAATCGCGCATCAACCGCCTGGCAAAGGTGCGCGTGATGGGCGTGGATGCCGCACTGGTCATGACGCCCGGCTCGCGCTTCGTTGTGCTGCCGGCCGATTATGTGTCGCCGTCAGCGCTTTGGCTGAATGCGAACCAGCCGCGAACGAAGCTCACGCCGCTGGTAGCCGAGCAAATGCCAGTGGCGAACAATGCTGGCATGCCAACGTACTGGGCTGTGGACGGCACGATGCTGGCGTTTGACCGCGTGCCGGATCAGGCGTACCCGCTGGCGTTCCGCTACCGGGCGCGCTTCAAGCTGACCGCCCAAGCGCCGACGAACTACCTATTGGAGCGCTACCCGGACCTGTACCTGTACGGCGCGCTGCTGGAGTCGGCGCCGTTCATAGGCCAAGACGAGCGGATCGGGCTGTGGAAAAGCATGTTCGACCAGGCCGTGCAGGAAATCAACAACGTCGAGCACCAAAGCCGATCTGTCGGCGTGCTCACCACCGACGTGCCGACTTCGATGTTGTCGCGTCGCGGCCGCTATTAATAGGAAAACCATGGCTCTCGAAACTGCCACCTTCATCAACGACCTGAACGCCGCGAATCCTACGGCCTCCGATCCCAAGTCGCAGGGTGACGACCAGATCCGCATGCTGAAATCCGTCCTCAAAGCATCGTGGACGCAGATCGCCGGGGCCGTCAACGCCACGCATACGCAGCTGAACTACATGGTGGGCGTCACCAGCCCGTTGCAAGCGCAGATCGACCTCAAGCAGAACATCGCGGACGCGGTCACCTACGCCTATGTGAATGGCCTTGTGCTCACCAGCGCATTGCCCGGCCAGACCGGATCGGCCGGCAAGGTCATCACCACCGATGGGACGACGCCAAGCTGGGCTGATCCTGCCAGCTTCAACGACGTGCTCGCGCCGGACGTGGCGACCTCTGCGGCGCCTGACATCTGGTCGGGCATCGGCTCGACCAAGCTGCTCACCGGCAGCGTGGCCGTGACCGGATTTACAGCCGCCCCGCGCGCCGGCGCGAAACGCAAGCTGATCGCCGCGACCGGGTTCTACATGATCCAGGGCGCCAACCTTACGATCAAAGGCGGGTCGATCACGCTGGCCGCCGGCGACGAAGTGGACGTGCTCGCGCTGACCACAATGACCTTCCGCGCCACGGTCACCCGGGCGGACGGCACCGCCATCATTAACAAAGTCGTGCATTACGACGCCGGCACCACGAACACGCTGAACTACCTCAATGGCGAGTCGCAACGCTGGGCGCCAGCCTCCGGCGCGAAGACGCTGACGGTAACCGGATGGCCGCCGCCCGGCATCTACGCTTCGCTGCGCATCAAGGGAGTGAACCTTGCCGCCGGCGGCATCCCGACGGTCACCGGCGCCACGTACATCAAGTACGACGGCTCTTACCAGACCACCGCTGCCCTGGCAAATATCACCTTCCAGACCGCCGGGACCGACTACGTACTGCTGTTCACCGACGACGGCGGTGCAACTATGTTTGTGAAAGTGATGCGCTGATGGATGAGGAATTTTTCGCCAGTTCTCGCAGACGGGTGGAGCTCGCCTTTTACTCCGATGGGACGTGGACAGCCCCAGCGACAACAACTTCTGTCGCCTTGGCAGGCCGGGGGCAGGACGGCTCGCCGGGTGGCGTCACAGCGACAAGCGTAGCAGTTTCATTCGTAACGTGGCTCATTGGGAGCTCTGGCCCGAACCCTGGCGTTTCTACATGGGATAACGCGCAGGCCGCTGCTACTGCGGCATACAACGCTATTAATTCCGGGGCTGGGTCGTGGACCGAATATCAGGTGGCCCAATACAGTGGTGGCAGCTTTATTTTGCATACTGCGACGCGGTCAGGCCCATCAATTGCCGGGTCCGCCTCAATTTCGTATGACGCGGGATGGCTAACCAACGGGCCAATCACTGGAGGGGCAATGCCTGGCTCGCCGCAACAATGGGTTGCCACCGTAAATTACAGCTACATGGCATACGGCGCCACGGTTGGCGCAAATGCTACTGCGTTTGGAAACACGTTACCGGGCGGGGTTGGCACTTACGCAACGCCACAGTATTTCCCGAATATTACTGTGACGCCCGGAGCGAGCTATTCGATAGTCGTTCCGGTTGGCGCCATCGTTGTCTTAACTTATTTCGAATAGGCCAACCATGCCAATTTTCAAGGTGCCTGACGCCGGCGCCGTCGGCGTCATCAAGGACGTTTCGCAGCACAAGCTGCCGCCGAATGCGTGGACCGACGCGAGCAACATGCGGTTCCTCGACGGCAGCGTGCGCCAGTTCTACGGTCATGGCCCGGTGTACGGCACGCCGGCCGAAACGCCGTTGCACGTGGTCCCGGTGAACATCGGGGCGGCGCGCTACTGGCTGTATGCCGGGGCGCAGAAAATTTACGCTGTCACGGCTGTCGGCGGCGTGGACACGCACACGAACATCACGCGGCAGACGGCAAGTGTAGACGTGAATTACGCCGGCGCGCCGAACGCGTGGACCAGCACGGTGCTCTCGGGCATCCCGATTCTGAACGCGGGCAATCTGACTGATCCGCCGCAGCGCTGGAATCTGAACGTGGCGAACCGGTGCGTCACGCTCGACAACTGGCCGGCGGCGACGTTCTGCAAGTCGATGCGGGCGTACAAGAACTTTCTTGTCGCGCTGCACGTCACACGGGCCGGGCAGACCTTCCCGTACATGGTGAAGTGGTCGCACCCGGCGGACCCTGGTGGCGTGCCGATTTCGTGGGACCAGAACGACGGCACCAAGGATGCGGGCGAAACTGACCTTGCCGAGGGTGGCGACCAGATCATCGACGGCCTGCAACTACGCGACAGCTTCATGATCTACAAGGAGCAATCGGTCTGGCGCATGGATTTCACGGGCGGGCAAAGTGTTTTCCGCTTCTCCAAGGTGCTCGGCCTGTCCGGCGCCATGAATCGCAACTGCATCGTGGAAATCGACGGCTTCCACTTCGTGCTGACGGGCTCCGACGTTGTGATCCACGACGGCCAGTCGCCCACGCAGGTGCTTGACAAGGTGGCGCGCCGGGCCCTGTTTCAGGACATGGACGTGGCGAGCGCTGACCGGGCGTTCGTATTCAAGAACCCGTTCCTGAACGAAGTGTTCGTCTGTTACCCGAGCATCGGCAACACGATCCCGAACAAGGCGATGGTGTGGAATTACAAGGACCGAACGGTTTCGTACCGATCGATCCCGAGCCTGCACCACGCGAACTATGGGCCTATCGACAGCACGCTATCGGGCAGTTGGGCGAGCGACCCGGATAGCTGGGATTCGGACCTGACGGCGTGGAACGGCCCGGACTTCACGCCGAACGTCGCGCGCGTGCTCATGGCGGCGGCCGGCCCGAACCTGTTCATGCTCGACAGCTCGGCCAGCTTCAACGGCGCGACGCCAGTGAGCTACTTGGAGCGGCGCGCGCTGAGCTTCGGCGATGACGAGAGCGTCAAGACGATCAGCGGCGTGCGCGCGCGGGTCACCGGCAATCCGGGGCAGACGATCATGGTGCGGATCGGCGGGCACCAGACCGACCCGTTTGCCGATCCGGAATGGACGGCGACCATGCAGCACGTTATCGGCCAGACGATCAGTTGCGACGGCTTCGCGTCGTTCCGCTACCCGGCCATTCGCTTTGAATCGGGATCGGCGGTGCAATGGCGGCTGGACTCGTACGATTTTTCTATCAACAGCGGAGGTAAATGGTGAGAACACCGAATCTCGGAACGGTCAACTACACGCCTGGCCAGGTGCCGGCAGATGCCGAAAGCCTGCCGCGTTTCGTGCGCGAGGAAACGGACAAGATCAGCGGCGCGATTGGGCTGCTGGCGGCCGGCCACCTCGACCGGCAAACCGTTGCGCCGCTCAAGCCGCGCGACGGCGATATCCGGTACGCGAGCGGCGCGCCCGGCTGGAATCCTGGCAGTGGTCAGGGCATTTATTACTTCAATGGAACAGTCTGGAGATTTTTAGGATGAATATGCAAACCAATCAAGGCGGCCTTCTCGGCGGCATGCAGGCGCCGCAACAGCCACAAGGCGGCTTGCTCGGCGCGATGAGCGCAGCAGCACCGCAGGGCGCGCAGGGCGGCGCCGATCCCCGGCAGATGGCGCAGCAACTCGCGCAGAACCCGACCCCGCAGATGGCGCAGCAGATCGTGGCGCAGATGCGCCAGGCCGGCATGCCGGAAGCGGACCAGATGGCGCAAATTTTCTCGCAGGCGGGCGATGACCCGCAGGCGATCAAGCAGATTGCCGACGCGGTGCTCCAGTCGTTCAGCCAACAATGAAAATCGCGCGGACGCACGACATGGCGGCGGTGCAAACGATCCTGTCGCACCCGAAAATCGCGCCTCATATTGGCGAGGATGGCGCCGGCGGCCTAGCCCCAATTGACCACGACGGCTTTTACTGGATGCTGGTCGATGACGGCGCGCCCGCAGGCGTCTTCCTCCTGCACGCCCGCAATGCGCGCTGCATGGAAATGCACACGTGCCTGCTGCCTCGAATATGGGGTGCCGGTGCGGCGCGTGCGGCGCAGTTGCTTCTCGCCTGGGCGTTTGAAGAAACGGAGTGCCAGAAAGTGGTCACCTCCGTCCCAGCATACAACCGCGCCGCCGTTCGATTCGCTCGGGCCGGCGGCATGACGCAGGAAGGCGTGAACCGTGCCAGCTTCCTGCGCGGCGGCGCAATGATCGATCAGATCGAACTCGGTATTACAAAACAGGAGTGGAAATTATGCCAGCAGCAATCCCGTTAGCCGCCGCCGTCGTTGGCGGCATGATGGCTTCGAACACGGCCAAAAAGCAGACCGCAGCCCAGCAGGAGATGAACAACAAGCAGATTGCAGCCAACGCCCAAGACCCGCGCATCGGGAAAATGCTCTACGGAGAGGGCGAGGACAAAGGCCTGCTTTCGCAGTACCGCGACCTGATGAATAAGCCGCAGAGCCAGGCCATGCAGGACTACGGCAACGCCGCTGGCGCGTACCTGCAAGACGCCAAGGGCGATCTGACCACGATCCGCAATGGTGCCTACCAGCAAATGCGCGGCCAGGATGCGCCACAAATCGGCTCAGCGCCGCAGATGGGCGCCGCCATGATGACCAACGTGCCAATGGCTCAGGCGGCGTCGATGAGCGCGCCGGGGGCAATCGAAAACGGCGCGTACATGCGGCGCCCGGGCGACGTACAAGGTGTGGGTGTCAGCGGCCCGGCGCAGAACAACATGGACCTGACCAAGCCGTTTGAAGGCATGATCAACGGCACCCCCGGCGCAAACCCGTACCTGACTGGCGCGATTCAGAAGGGCATCAACCAGTCCACGACGGCGTTCCAGAATCAGCAGGCCGATAGCACGCGCAACCTGACGGAGATGATCATGCCGTCTATCCGGGGCGGCGCCATCGCATCCGGCCAGTACGGCGGCTCGCGCCAGGGCATCGCGGAGGGCCGCGCAATTGGCGACTTCGGCCGCGAGCAGCAGCGCGCGCTGTCGCAGTTCGGCCAGAACAACACCGACGCAGCAGTATCGGCGCAGGCCGGCGCATACGAAACCGACTCGAACCGCGCGCTGTCGGCCATGCAGGGGCTGAGTGGTCAGCAGAACACGGCGGCCATCGCCAGCGCGAGCAATCAGCAGTCGGCCAACATGGCGAACCAGAACGCCGCGTTGCAGACCTACCAGACGAATGCGCAGCTCCAGCAACAGCGCGACCTGCAACAGCAGAACAACGGCATGCAGGCGGCGCAGCAGAACGGCGGGTGGCAGCAGCAGGCCAACCTGGCGAACCAGTCGGCCATCCTGAACGTCGGCGCGAACAACCAGCAGGCGCAGATGGGGGCCAATACATCCAATCTCGGTTCGCAGCTCACCACGAACGGCGCCAACCTGAACGCGCAGATGGGCCAGAACCAACTGAACAGCCAGAATTACCATAACGGCATGGCCGGGCTGGGCGGACTGCTGGGCCAGGCCTATGCAAACGCTGGTACACAGGACCAGTACGGCATGAACCAAGCCATTCAGGGCAACAGCCTACTCGCGCCATACCTCTCCAAGAGCGGAACCCCGACGCAGTTGCAGCCGGTCTACAACAACTCCGGCTCGGCGGCGCTCGGCGGCGCGATGGCGGGCATGCAGTTCGGCCAAGGGATTGCGGGCATGTTCAACAGCGGCAGCAACAGCACCCCCGGCGCGCAAAACGTTCAACCAAGCACTTACTAAACGAAAGCGAATATGGGACTTCTCGACATGTTCAACGATCCGCAGTCGGCGGGCCTGCTGTCGGCTGGCGCGAATATTCTGGAGCGCTCCGGCGACACCAGTCGGCCGTACGGCATCGGCCAAGCGCTCGGCACGGGCATCAACACCTACATGCAGACCAATGCGGCGATGCGCGCGCGCCAGCTCCAGGAGGCGCAGGAGAAACAGGAGGCCGAGCGGCGCGCGCTGCAAATTCAGCAGATGCAGGGCGAGATGCAGGTCAAGCAGCAGGTGCTTGAGCGCAATGACCGTATCCGTGCGCGCTTGACCGGGGGCGCGCCGGCGCAGCCTCAGCAACAAGCCGCCGAGAACTACGGCTTTGCCAGTGCCGCGCCAGGCGGCCCGATGTCACCCAAGACTGGCGGGCCCGACTGGATGCAGCAGTTCCAGTCCTCGAGCGGAGCCAGCGCGGTGCCGCCGCAGCAACGCCAGTCTCCCATGCAGACGCCCGGAAGTGACCGCCAAAGCGCAATTGCCTACTTGACCAACGAGGCGCAGGTTCGTACCGAGGAAGGTGATATTGAAGGGGCGAGCAAAGCGCTGGAGCACCTTGCGAAATTGTCGCCTAAATTCGCTACCGAAGCGCGCACCGTCATGGGGCCGAACGGCAAGCCGATGCTGGTGCAAATGGCCGATGACGGGACAGTTCGCCCCATTCAAGGCGGGTACGGGGCGGCCGAGAAGCTGCATTTCGGTGACAACGGGCAGAACCTGGTGGGCATGGACCAGTACACCGGCCAGGTCAAGTCCAGCATCGGCAAGCAGCAGACGCCTGATTCCATGGCTGATGACCGCCGTGCTGCCGCCATCCGCGCGCAGTCTGCCAGCCAGTTTGGTCAGCGCCTGTCGTTCGACAAGCAGCAGGTCGAAGGCACCGGCCCGGATGCATCCGAGGCCATGGTAGACGCCATCGGCACCGGCAAAATGTCGCCGCCGTCTGGCTACGCGTTGCGCAACCCGAAGATGCTCCAGATGATGGAGCGCGTGGCGCAGAAATACCCCGACTTTGACGCTACTGAGTACGATGGTAGGAAGCGGGCAACGCGCGATTTCGCCACTGGCAAACAGGGGGACTCAATCCGCTCGTTCGCTGTGGCGTCGGACCACCTGGGCCAGCTCAAGGGGCTGATTACCGCGCTCGACAACGGCAACACGCCGCTGGTCAACAAGTACAGCAACATCATCGCCCAGCAGACTGGCAGCGCGGCGCCAACGAACTTCGACGCCGCCAAGGGCATCGTGGCGAAAGAGGTACTGAAATCCATCGTCGCCGGCGGCGGCGGTGTGGAAGAGCGTCAGGAGCTGGTCAACCTGCTGGACAACGCGAAGACCACCAAGCAGCTCAACGGCGTTGTGGACACGTACCTGCACCTGATGGCCGCACAAAAGAGCGGCCTAGAGCGCCAGTACGAACTATCCACCGGGCGCAAGGACGCGGCGACACGCTTCAACTACAAGGCCGACGCATCCGGCGGGCATGGTGGAGCGCAGCAGCCGGCAGCAGCCGGCAGCAAGAGCATTTCGCTATCGGATATCGCAGAAACGGCGCGTAAAAGCGGACGCTCGACAGCTGAGGTAACGGCTGCGGCGCGCGCCAAGGGCTACACGATTGGAGGCCAATGATGGCAGGACGTGATTTGAGTGAGGACCTGTTCGGCCCGGCGCCGACGGCAAAGCCGAAACAAGGCGGGCGCGACCTTTCGGCCGACCTGTTCGGCGCGCCGGCAGACGATGACGCCGCGCAGGCGCGCGCGTACGTCCAGGCTGGTGACGACCGCGTCAAGGCCGAGGCGCGCAGCGAGGGCGTGCGGGCTGGCAAGGACATGGCGATGTTCTTGCCGAATATGGCGGCCGGATTGATTCGCGGCGCTGGCTCTATCGGCTCCACCCTTTTAGCGCCGAAGGACATCGTCAGCGACTACATGGACGGTAAGGGCCTGACGCTTGAGTCGAACCGCGCGCGCCGCGCTGGCATCGATGGGGCCCTGCAAAGCTTCGGCGCCGACCCAGCGTCGGTTGGCTACAAGATTGGTAAGTTCGGCGGCGAGATTGCCGGCACGGCCGGCGCCGGCGGCGTCCTGGCGAACGGCGCGCGCGTGCTTGGCGTTCCGGCAGCGCTGGCGAATGCCATCGCAACGAGCGGTATGCGCGCCGGCGCGGGCGGCGGGCTGGCGAACTTGGGCGCGCGCGTGGCTGGCGGCGCGATCTCCGGGGCGGCGTCTGCCGGGTTGGCCAACCCCGATGACGCCGCAACAGGCGCTGCCATTGGCGGGTTTATGCCGCTGGCGATGCTAGGTGCCGGCAAGGTGGGCAATGCTGTCGGCAGCCTCATGTCCGGCACGCCGCAGACCGCCGAGAAGATCGCTCAGGTACGAGCCGCGCGTGATCTGGGTTACGTAATCCCGCCGACCCAGGCCAAGCCGTCGCTTGTGAACCGGGCACTGGAAGGCTTTTCCGGCAAGCTCACCACGGCCCAGAACGCCAGCGCACGTAATCAGAACGTGACCAACGAGCTGGCGAAAAAGGCCATCGGGGCGGCCGAGCTGTCCCCTGGCGGGCTAATGCAGGTGCGCCAGCAGGCGAACAAGGCTTACGAAAATCTCGGACAAGTCGGCAAATTTCAGTCGGACGACGTTTTCGCAGCTGCGCTCGATGCCGCCGGCGGCGCGACCAAGACCATGCGGAAGAACTTCCCGGCGCTGGCAAACGGCGAGGTGGACAAGCTGGTCAAGAGCCTGAAGAAGCGCGGCGAGTTTGACGCCCAATCGACCGTTGAGGCGATCAAGCAGTTTCGCGCTGATGCTTCCGTCAACAAGGCCACTATGGACCCGGCCGCGCGCGCTATGGGGAAGGTGCAAAGCAACATCGCCGGCGCGCTTGAAGACCTGATCGACCGGAATTTGCAGGGCACAGCGAATGCCTCGCTGCTCAAGGATTACCGGGTGGCGCGCCAAGTGCTCGCCAAAACGCACGATGTCGAGAAGGCGCTTAACCAGGCGAGCGGCAATATCGACGCGGCGAAGTTCGCTCAGCTCGCGCAGAAGGGGCGCCCACTGACCGGCGAATTGAAGCAGATCGCCAATTTCGCCGGCGCGTTCCCGAAGGCCGTCCAGACGGTGGACAAGATGGGTAGCTTGCCACAGGTGAGCCCTCTTGATTTCGCTGCACTGGGGTCCATCAGCGGCGTGACTTCCAACCCGGCCTTGATGGCCGGCGTAATCGCCCGGCCCGCTGCGCGCGCGCTCACGCTGTCGAATGCCGTCCAGAACCGGCTACTTCCTTCGGATGCCGGCTACCTGGAGAAATTGCTTAGAGACCAGCGCACGCAACAAATGATGTACCGCACTGCGCCACTGCTGGGGAGGGACTAAAAGCCGCGCCAGCCGCGAAATACGCCGTAGATGAACGCGGCGGCAATAAGGGCCATTGCTTTGTAGGCCATAAATTCAATGTGTTCCATGCATCCCCCTGTGTAGTTTTCCCCATTATAGGCCACCTCCGGGTGGCCTTTTTATTCGAATCGACCTATATGACGACTCCCTCCCCACAACGAATTGTAGATATGCGCATCCCTCTCACCTGGCTGCTGACTTCGGCGTCCACCATGCTTTCCCTGTTGTGTCTCACCCTGTGGACTGTCGCAGGCCAGTCCAACAAGCTGGAGCAGATCGCCGGCACGAGCGTCAAAATGGAAAAGCGCCTGGACGACCGCGACGAGAAGACCGAAGCCATGCGCGAACGCATGTTCAACTTCGACCGCACCACGGACAACCTCAAGCTGCGCGTTGACGCGCTGGAACGGCTGCGCAAATGATCCTCATCGAAGACTGGCGTGCGGTGCTCGCCAAGGCCTGGAGCCTGAAATTCAACGCCGCTGCGGGCCTGTTGGGCGCCGCCGAGGTGTATATCGCGCTGGTGCAGCCCGCTGGCGTCCCCAATGGCGTATTCGCTGGTATCGCGGCTGTGGTCTCGACGCTGGCATTTGGCGCGCGCTTGCTCGCGCAGAAAGAACTTCATGGCACTGACAAATAAGCAGCGCGCCGGCTGGTGCGCAATCGCCGTCACGATGGTGGGCGGCTTCGAGGGGCTGCGCCTGGCCGCGTACGCCGATCCGGTCGGCATCCCCACCATCTGCTTCGGCGAGACGAAGGGCGTACGCCTGGGCCAGAGCGCGACGCTCGACCAGTGCAAGGCCATGCTGGCTGACTCGCTGCAACTGGCGAACCACGCCGTGGACGACTGCATCCGGGCGCCGCTGCCCGATTACCGGCGCGCCGCGCTGGTCAGCTTCGCCTACAACGTCGGCCAGACCAGCCTGTGCGGATCCACGCTGGCGCGCAAGCTGAACGCTGGCGACACGCTGGGCGGCTGCGATGAGCTGCTGCGCTGGACGTACGCCAAGGGCATCAAGCTGCCGGGGCTGGTGAAGCGGCGCCAGGCCGAGCGCAACATGTGCCTCGTGGGGGCGACGTGAGCGCCCTGGGCACGCTGGCCGCCGGCGTCACGGGCGGCATCTGGAAGGTCATCGCCGTCGTGCTGCTGGCCGCCCTGCTGGTGGTGGGCGCGTGGGCGGGCGGCGGCTGGTTCCTGGCGGCGCGCGACCGTGACGCCGCCCGGGTGGAGCTGGCCGCCGAGCGCAGCGCGAACGCGGAACTGCGGGCCGGGATCCAGTTGCAGAACGATGCAGTGGAGGCGGCGGGCGCGGCCAAGTTGGTAGCCGAGGCGCGCGGCCAGGCCGCCCAGCAACAGGCCGCTACAGCCGGCCGGCGCTTCGATGCGGCGCTGGCCAAGGTCGCCGGCGCGCGCGCAACCACCTGCGACGAGGCCATGCCGGCCGTGAACGTCATCCTGGAGTCCGTGCAATGAACGCCCGCCGCATGCTGTTGCTGTGCGCGCTGGTGATTGTGTTGATGCTCGCCGCGTGCGCTGGCCCGGCGCCGGCCATTCCGGTCATCAAGGTGCCCGTGTATCGGTCGTGTGTGACTGCCGTGCCCGAGCGGCCGACGTTCGCTGTGCGCGGCCTGGCACCGGATGCCAGCGACGGCGAGAAGGTGCTCGCCCTGGCGCGCGACCTGCCCGTGCACCTCAAGTACGAGGCGCAGCTCGAAGCCGTGATCGCGGGGTGCTTGTGAGCGACGCAGCCGGGCCGCTGATCCTGGAGATGCACCGGATCGAGGGCCCGGACAAGTCGCCCATGCAGATGATCAGCGCCGAGCTGCTGGCGTACTACCGGCACTGCGCTATATTGTGCGCCCGTACAGTAGTTCCATCGACAGCCATGCCTCTAAGCGATCCATTAACCCTTGAGCAACTTCGCGACATCGGAAAGCGCAAAGACCCTGCCGATATCCCCGCGCTGCTGTGGGAGATCAAGCGCTTGCAGATCCTGATACTGCGCGTCGACCAGGTACAGCAGGGTGCAACAGGTGGCGGCGGCATTATCTGGGACGTCCTGCGTGGCAACCTGGACCGCGAGCCGTGCGTTCTGGCGGAGCGAGAGCGCAAGCGTAAGGCGTGGGACGACGTCTACGAACCCGGAGATGATGGGGATGAGTAG